CAGACTGACACCGGCCAGGTTGCGCGGATCGACCCCGAGAACATGCTGCACTTCATGGGTCTATCCCTCGATGGCATCGTGGGCCTCTCTCCAATCCAGCTATGCAAGAACGCGTTCGGACTGAGCATGGCCGCCGAGAAGTTCGGAGCGCAGTTCTTCGGAAATGGCGCCCGAGCCACAGGAGTACTGAGCCACCCGCAGACGTTGGAGCCGGAGGCGTACGAGAACCTCAAAAAGTCCCTGCGCGAATGGGCCACCGGGGAAACGGCCCTCCGGCCCGTCATTCTCGAGGAGGGCATGAAGTGGGAGCAGATCAGCATTCCCCCCGAGGATGCCCAATTCATCGCCACGCGCAAGTTTCAAAAAGAGGAAATAGCTTGCCTCTACCGCGTGCCCATGCACCTTCTCCAGGATCTTCAGCGGGCGACCAACAACAACATCGAACACCAGGGGCTCGATTACGTCCGCTTCTGTCTTTCGCCGCGCGCGGTGAACATGGAACAGGAGATCAATTATAAGCTCCTCAGCGGCCCGTTTATCTGTGAGCACAACTTCATGGACCTGACGCGGGGCGACTTCGCGTCGCAGACGGCCGGGTTGATGGCGCTTCGAAACGGCGGCATCTATCATGCCGATGATGTGCTCCGGGCGCTCAGGCAGAATCCGATAGGCGAGGCCGACGGTGGCCACATTCGGATCGTTCAAGGGGCATACATTTCCCTCACGTCCCTACTTCCCGGCGCAGAGGATAACTCGGCGGCCGGCGGGGGCGCTGGCACCAATTCCGACGAGGGGAACCCGGCCGCCGAGTTACGGGGCCACCAGATCATCGCCTCCTACCGCCGGCTGTTCCGGGATGCCGTCGGGCGTGCGATCAACCGTGGTGGAGAGGCCGAATTCACCCGGCGCGCGATTTACCCGGCGGTCGCGTCGATGGCCCAAGCGCTCGTTGCGCGGCGATTCGGAAACGCCGATCTATCGAGGCGGGAGCTGGAGGCCGTCGAATCGCAAGTTGCGGAAATCGCTTCCTCCGCCGCCGGTTGGCAGAAGAAAGACGCCGCGGCCATTGCGGCACGAATCACAGAACAGGTTTACGGCGCACTCGCCGGGGGGATCGCATGACGGGAAATTTGGAAGTTTTAGCGACGCTGCAATCCGCGGTAGCAGCGGAGACGCACCTGAACGCGCAGTACCGCGCGGACTGGCGAAACGTCAAGTTCGTGGGGGCCAAGAAAGTATCCAAGGTGCTCCACAGATTTGGCGGGGATGCCCACGGTTGGGTAAAGAAGATACAGGACCGGCTGCTCTTGCTCGGTGGCGACCTGAACTATACGGTTGCGCCGGTTGTCCAGGCGGCGGGACTGACCGCTCTATTTCAGGCCGAGTTGGCGCTCGAAATGGCCATTGTGCAGCCGTATGAACAGGCCGTACAGGTTGCCATGAGGGCGTTCGATGACACCACGCGCAACCTGTTCGAGCACCTCCTGAAGTGGCATCAGAAACACGTCGGGTGGCTGGAACAACAACTCCGGCTTATCGCCAGTATGGGCGAGGCGGACTACATCGGGGAGAAACTCTGAAAATGCCGTTAAAACTTCGGGTCCACGGTTCCCCGGAGCAACCGAAGCCCGCGGCCACGGGGATGAGGCCCGGCTTTCGGGCTTCCCTGAAGGATGACGGGACACTCGAAATGCTGGTCTACGGGGATATCGTAGACGCGGCCACCATCAGCATGCTGGAGTCCTGGGGCTGCTCCACCGAAGGGCTGATCAGCGCCACCGCCATCAAAAAGCAGATGGACTTGGCCGGCGGCTACACCAAGATTGCATTGCGCGTCAACTCGCCCGGCGGTGACGCCTTCGAAGGCATCGCAATTCATTCCCTGATGCGTTCGCAGGGCAAGCCGGTGGCCGTCTTCGTGGATGGCGTTGCCGCCTCCTCTGCCTCCATCGTGGCGATGGCCGGCGACACGATCACGATGGGGCCGAGCTCCATGATGATGATTCACAATGCCTGGTCCGACTGCCGCGGCTACGCCAGCGACATGCGCAAGATGGCCGATACGCTGGATAAGGTTTCGGAGGCGATTGGCCAGGCGTATGTGGATCGCACCGGAAAAACGACGGCGGAAATCCAGGCCCTCATGGATGCCGAAACGTGGATGTCCTCCCAGGATTGCTTGCGAGACGGATTCTGCACCGAGATCAGCCAGGCGGAGGAGCCGGAAGCGATGGCGCTGGCGCAGAGGTTCCGCGCGCGATTCCAGGCGAAGGCTGAGTGCGAATGCTCGTGTGAGAATTGCGCGGCGTCGAACTGCGACGCCTGCACCAACGCGGACTGCGCCGACAAGAACTGCAAGGACTGCCCAATGCAGGAAGGCGCCAGCGCGGAATCGGATCTGAGTCTGTACGAGGCCCGCATATCGATGCTGGGCCGCTGAATCGAGTTAAAAGCCGATCCCACAACCATCGGCAAGCGAGGCGTGGGCGCCAGGGCGCTCGCAGGCGCGCAACCTGAACAACACAAGGAGAAAGCTCATGTACGCCAAAGCGTTACGGGAAAAGCTCGCGCCACTGGCCGCCCAGTTGCAGGCCATTGTGGACAAAGCGAAAAACGAAAACAACCGGGGCCTGACCTCCGAAGAGCGTGAGAAGTTTCACGCGCTCGAAACCGAATACACGGCCCTCGAAGACAGCATTAAGGCGGCGGAGAAGTCCGACTCCATACGGGCCGACCTGAGTAAGGTTCCGGAAGGTCGGATCGACGAACAGCAAGTCGAGCAGCTCCGGGACGAATTCCGTACCAGCCCGAAACAGCAGGCTCAGAAATCTCCGGCGGACCGGGCTTTCTCGAAGTTTCTGCGCAACGGTATTGCCGGACTCGACGCCGACGAGCGCAAGTTCATGCGGCAAGACCTGAGTATCAGGAATGCCCAGACGCTCACTACCACGGGCGGCGGTTACCTGATCCCGACCGGGTTCAGCAAGCAACTCGAAGAGGCCAAGAAGTGGTTTGGCGGAATCGCCGGAGTGGTCGATAAGTTCACCACCGAGACCGGCAACCCCTTCCCCTGGCCGACCGTCAACGACACTGCCAACAAGGGCCGCATTCTCGGCGTCAACACCCAGGTGACCGAAACCGACATCGTCTTCAATCAGGTGACGTTCAACGCTTACATCGGGTCTTCGGACCTGGTGCTGATCCCCCTGGCCCTGATCGAAGACGCCTATTTCGACATGGACGCCCTGACTGCTCGCTTGCTCGGCACCCGTTTGGGCCGGTTGTACAACAACAAATGCACGGTCGGTTCAGGCAACAGCGAACCTAACGGCATCGTGACCGCCGCTGTCGCGGCCGGCAGCACTTCCCAATTCGCCAGTAACTCCGGCGCTGGCGTGCTCGGCCCGGCTTACGCCGATCTGGTGAACCTGGAACACGCGGTGGACCCGGCCTACCGCTTCAACCCGGCCACCTACTCCATGTTCAATGACGCCACGTTGAAGGCCATCAAAAAGCTGGTGGACGGAAACAACCGTCCCCTGTGGCAGCCCGGTTTGACGGCCAGCTTCCGCGACGGCGCCGCGGTGGATCTGATCGCGGCCAAGCCGCTCATCCTCGACCATCCCTACATCATCAATCAGGACATGGCGGTGCCGGCCGCTTCCGCCGATTCCATGCTGTTCGGCGACATGAGCACCTTCAAGGTGCGTGAAGTGGCCGGAGGGACGACGGTCATGCGGCTGGTCGAGCGCTACGCCGATTACCTCCAGGTCGGTTTCATCGCCTTCCAGCGTTTCGACTCCCAACTCATCGATGCCGGCACGCACCCGGTAGCCGTCGGCGTCAACGCCGCGAGCTAAGCGGACACCGGATTCTCCCATCTGCAGCGTGCGGCCCGATATCCTCCAGGGGCCGCACGCCTTTTTTGAAAGACAACGGTCAGCCGACTGTCTTATGCGCGAGTCGCTTCACATACACCACATCTGCCCGAGGCACCACCTGGGATATGAGGATAATTCCCCAGATAATCTAACCCCTCTAATTTCGGTGAGGCTTCACGCAGAATTGCATCATGATCTATATCGAAAATTCGGGAAAATTGGCGATCTTATTGCGTGGAGGATGCTCTCCGGTCAATCACTGAAGGGAATTGCTCCGTGGAACAAAGGCAAGACTGGCGTGTACTCGAAAGAGATGCTGGCAGGCATCGCCAAAAGCAGGACGGGCAGACTCCATTCGATGGAAACGCGCACGAAAATGGCCTGTTCACAAAAGGGCAAAAATACATGGAGCAAGGGGCGGCGGCTATCCGAAGAGCATCGAAAACAAATTGCAGCCGCGCGCGCAAGGCGCAATCCCCTGAATCCCCGCGCCAAACGTAAATTCCTAGAAGTCGGAGCGCTCTACCGATTCAAGTCCGGCCACATCCCTTGGAATAAGAGGATCGGAGGGTAATTTTACGGCTCTAATCTGTACAGCCCCGCCGCTCGTTGAACCGGTCTCGATGCAAGAGCTGAAGGACATGCTCCGCATGGACCAGGGCGATGCCTCCCAGGACGACGTCCTGACGACGCTCGAAGTAGCGGCGCGGGCGTGGTGCGAAACACTCACACAGCGCCGCTTCGTTCAGCAGACTTGGGCGCTGATGATGGATTTCTTCCCCGGTTACATCGACATGAAGCTGGTCGGCCAGAAGGTGTCGTCTCCCTTCGTCTCCGGATCGAACGCCGTGCTGGTGGGCATTCGTTACGCAATCCTGCTTCCGTATCCGCCCGTGCAGAACCTGGTCGCATTCGTTTACCAGGATGCCAACGGCGCCGTTGCGGACATGACGAACGGGTATCCAGACGCCCCGGCAGAATGGAACTTCGTCTTGGATCTGCAATCACAGCCGGCGCGCCTCACGCCGCTGTTCGGCCAAATGTGGCCCGTGGCTCGCGTGGTCGTCAATGCCGTGCAAGTGAACTACGAGGTCGGCTACGCCACGCCGATGGCAGTGACCACAACAAGCGGCGCCGACGCCCTCACGGGCGGTTCCTTCACTCAATCGAACGTGGGCCAGCCGATCTCGATCCCAGGGGCTGGCGTACTTGGAGGGTGCCTGAACACGGTAATAGCCTCGGTCGACGATTCCGGCGCGGCGACGATGCGCGATCCAGCATTGACCGGCGGGGACGCGACCGCGCTCCTGGTCACCAATGGTATGCCGGGGCATTGGGAACTGCTGAAGCTTGCCATCAAGGTCTTGGTGAACGCCTGGTACGTGAACCGCGTTCCCAGTTTCGATGCCAAGGCGCGCGATTGTGTGAAAGCGGTCTTGGGTCCGGTCATGGATTTGAGGCTTTGAATGTCGCTCGGCTCCGATTGGCCCAC